CATCAACGTGCGTGGCGCTGCTGCACGACGTGATTGAGGATCACGGGGATGTGTATTCCTTCGCGGATCTGGAGCGCGCCGGTTTTCCCGCATCCGTGCTCGATGCACTCCGGCTGCTGACGCACGCCGAGGGCGTGCCCTATATGGACTACGTGCAGGCGCTGGCGAAAAATCCGATCGCACGCAGGGTCAAGTGTGCCGACCTGCGGCACAACCTCGACACTCGGCGGATCGACGGCGCTGCGCCCGCGAAAAAGGACATCTATCTGCAGGCGCTGGCCTATTTGGAGAAAACGGAATAACAAAAAACCTGTAACCGTTACGGTTACAGGTTTTTTTGGAGCTGCTACCCGGATTCGGACCGGGGACCTCATCCTTACCAATTCTTTTACACTGTGTATTTGCGCACGTTTCTTTTTGTAGTTTATCGCAATTTACTCAGTGCTTTCAATGCATTGAGCGGCTTGCAAATATTTACTTGTTGTAGTCCGTTGCGGCTTGTTGTGTAGTGGTTTTTTGCGCATGTAGTGGTTTTGTAGTGGTTTTACCTCCGAGCCGCTCACCATCAATTAAAGGAGGGGATGCCCCCTCCTTTTGTTTACTGCTTACTGCGTTACATTGGGCTTTTGTTTTTCCATCAAAGCAGCGCTAAAGACATACGTCGCCGCAGCCGCAGCCGCCTTTGGCGCGGCCTCATTGCTGCCTCTTGATGCTTTGGACAATGCACAAAGCCGCTCATGTTCTCGCTCGATGCCCGCCTTTACTTTATCAATGGATTCTAGCGCCAAGAAAAAAACGTTTACATAGTCAGGCATGTTTTCGCGGAGAAAATACTCGGCGACAGACGGCCCGCCATTCGCTGCTGCGGTTGCGTTACTATCCAATTCAAAAGCTGCCATTGATAAGGCGCTCCGTGCTTTCGTGAGTTCCCCCAATGCTGTTTCCAGTCCATCAGAGATGTCAAACAATTTATCCATCTTGAGCCCTCCAATAAGTTATATTTCTTCCCCGAGCGGCTTGCTTCTGTGCTCAGGCTCCGATAATAGTAGCTTATACTATATTGCGCAATATTTCAATTAGCGCACTGCACAATATCATTGCGCAATATTTGTGAAAAATTATCATTGCGCAATATTGACCTCCGGTGTATAATGTATATAAAATCGCAGGAAATAGCGTCTCATGAGACGCGCCCAACAATACGGAGGTCCTATGACAGTATCAAAAGCTCAAATGAAAGCCCAAAACTCATGGATTGCAAAAGCCTATGACCGCATCAATCTAACAGTGCCCAAAGGCAAAAAAGAAGAAATTCAGAAGCATGCGCATCTGCAAGGCGAAAGCGTA